AAGTTGTACAATATTGTTCACAAGATGAGGAACAACCTGTTTGTTCAAAACCTTCACAAGAAGAGGCACAACCGGGGGACTTCCAAGTTTTAGCTTGAATTTCTAATCTATCAGGTTCATCAGTTGATCCTGGTATATGTCTAATTGCTTCAATTTCAGCAGGAACATCTACTAAATTATCAAAATCTAAAGTAATTGTATCATTAATTTGTAATTCTGATTGATCTAAAAAAGCATTAAATTTTATTCTTTGCCTTGGATAAGCCCAACGCCTTAAAAAAAATTGAGCTAAAGAAAATGCCGACCAATGGCTTTTATGTACCCAAAAATTTAAACTCTTCTCTCTTGCTCCATATAGGCTTATTGAATTAGAATCTTCTAGTTCAAGTTTTTTAGCCTTACCATCTTCAAAATAAGATACATAAAGCTTATTATAAAATTCTCCTGCTTCAATATTCTCTATTGAACTAAGTTCCCTTGTAGTATCTGAAATTGTCTTAACTGATGCACTTAAAGCATTTTGCATATAATGAAAAAACAACTTTCCATCTACAAATTTTAAAGAAATTCTTGATTGAAAAGCCACATCGAAAAGTAAATTAAAATCTATTTTTCTCTTGAGGTCTAGTCCAATTTTAAGCCAAGAAAGTGAAGCTATTGTAGCCGCTTCACTTGTTGTATCAAAATCAGCAGGATAACTGAGCCCTAATTCTTGGGCAATATAAACAAGAATAGTGACAGGGTTTTCATAATTAACACCTGTTCCTGTTATGTATAAATTATTTTCAGAGTAAGGAGATTGACTAAAATTTTTAGGATCAAAGGGTAAAGTTAGAGAAGTTACATTATGTCCTAGACTTCCTGCCCAGGTGGAATCATCTAAATTCAAGGTCATCAAAGAATCTTCAAGACGTACAAACGTATCAACTGCTTTTTTTCCTGCTACAAAGATTGAGCCTTTTAATTCTATTTTTTCTATATTAATTGAAGGAGCATTGTTAATAATCCATGTGTATTCTTCTAAATACTCATATACTTCCTCACCAGCTTCATGTACTATTTGCTCTGTGAATATTTCAAAATAAGTATTTGCTTGTATGCCTAGAACACTAGTTGCAGGGATAAAAGCATAAATATTTGGACTTGTAAAATTAACTATAGTTTTTATAAAATTTTGTTGCCCTATATAAAATTTTATTTTCTTACCTATCCAATTAGGGCCATTTGGTGCAAGGTTTGCAATAAAAGTATTAATAGTCGTACCTGTTGCAATTGTTTTTCCTGTTGCAGTGACTCTGCCTCGTTGAGTTAGTGCAAGCTTACCCCCCACAAAACTACCTCGAATATATTCAGAACCCAACATTAAATCTAAAGGGGTGTTTTGTTCAAACTCTTTTGAATCATTGACCGCCGCCTCAACTGAATTCCAGCGCATTCTAGTAGTTAGAGCCGTTCTTTTTGATGCAGTTACTTGTACCGCACCTGCGGAATGTTCAACACGCCCAACAATTAAAGGTAAAATTGAGCCTTCAGCTTCCGTTGAGATACTTGGAAAGATAGTTTTATTTGCAACATCGCCTAAACGCTCTTGAAAGTTTGTTTGATAATCTTCAATTATAAAAGTTGCTAATGGGGGGTCTTCTTTTCTTATAATCTCTCTTAATGTTCCCTTACCTATTATGAAAGCGTCAGCAAGGAGCAAGCCAGAAAAGAATTGATAAATAGTCACAGGGATTTTATAAGTTGCTTGATTGTTCATATAGCTTAAAATTGTAAAATCAGAATCTATAATTACTATATCAGAACTCTCTTGTCTCCCTACATTTTCCCTAATTTGTGAAAATATAGATCCCCAAGAATTTATTAATTCTGGTTCTGTAATTACTGGGACTGTTAAAACTCTGTCCGAATAATATTTAGTTCCTATAGCCCCCCCAAATTCAATTTTTATATAATTCAGGGGTTTTAAACCACTTATTTTATTCTTTTCTGCTATTGCGTTTGCTGTCAATGTTCTCATTTTTTAGCTTTCTATTTCTATCTCTAAGCTTAAATTGTAAAAGCCTGCACTTCTTATAGAAGATGTGTAAGTGTTTCCTGAAATATTAAAATTTTCCTCTACTAATAAGTTATCTGTAAATTCTTCAAAGTTTAATTCACCCACTAAAAATCTAGCTGTCCAAATTTTTCCCTTGTGATCTGTTAGAGTAAAATCATTTGTATTAATAGTAGCAAAAGCAGTCTCCATTTGTGTTTTTTCATCTTCATTTAAACCTTCCCAGCTTAAAGAAATCTGTTTTATGGAGAATCCTTTTTGATATCTATACAAAACCCCTGCTGCACTTCTTCCGAAAGTAACAAAGCTATTTATTTTCTTTATATTACCCCATTTAGGGTTTGAAAAGAAATAATTAACTGTTGAATAATTAAAAGTTATCATTTTATTTCCTTAGTGCGCTGGTTGTAAGCTCTTAAATGTTTTTATTCTTGCTGGCTCTTTATTTTCTTTCTGTGTCTTTATTTTTTTGTTCATTTCTGTTAAAAGCTTATTAGTTTTTTTTTGCTCTTGTAAACTTGCTTGATATTGTTTTTTATATATTGCAACTTGTTCAGGGGTTCTTTTACCCTCTTTTTCTAACCTATCAAACTCAGCTAATTTTTTATCTGCTTTTATTGGAACTCTTATCTTTTCTATTTCCTCCGCCCTTGCCCAAGCTTGTACCGCTTGAGAGGTTAGGTTCTGAGACATGGGGCTAGTTTTTCGTTTGCTTCTTATACCCTCTTGCTTTTTGTCTCTCCATGTTCTTATTTCTGCTAATTCTTTTTTATAACCGCTTTTTTGCTTTGAGGCTTTAAGTCTTCGACCTAAATTTAACTCCACCGCCTGCTGGGTCAAGTCCAAAGAAGTCATTTTTGCTTTTTCGCCTGGTAAAGCTTCATAAACTTTTGCTAGACCATATAGAATATTCTCCACAATTAGTGAAAAAGCTTTTGTAATACTCGTTCCTATACCTAGAAAAACATACTTTATTTCTAAACCCATTTTTTTAAATAAATAAGCTATTTCAAAAGCAATAATTTTAAGATCCCCAAAGGAGTTGCCTAAAATTTCTTTAAAATTATAAAAAATGGCTGCTACTTGTAAAACTATAGCTTTCAGCCTAAAGAAATTTGCAATTACAAAAGTGCCTAAAATCTTTCCTAACTTCTGCATATCATCAGTAAAGCCCATAATTTCTGGTCTAGTGTCATAAAAGCCTTTAAAAGCTTCTGCTAGCCCCTGACCAAACTGTATACTCTTAACGCGCCCATAAGCTACCATCCGATCCCATGCGAAAGCCGTGGTATTTTTCATTTTTAAAACAGCCGCAGTAAAATTACCTGTTTCACTGCTTACCTTGTTTTGTATTTCTTCATATTTCTTCATTTGATTACCTGTTAAGCCTAATGCACCAGTTAAGGCTCTAACATTACCAAAAAGCTGTGTCATCTGTTGAGTGTTACCCTTTGTAGCTGTATAAACATATTTTAGATAGTTTACTAAACCTTTTGCTTTTAGTGCCTGCAAATTAAAAGATATTCCTAAATCTTTAGCTACTCTTACCGCTTTTAATGAAGGGTTTAGTATTGAAATTAATACTTGTCTTAATGCTACTATAGTTGCGTTAGTTTTTCCACCCGTCATAGTTAAACTCGCAGTAGCCGCGCCAATTTCATCAAAACCAATTCCTAGTTGGGCGGCAATTGGTGCAATACGTCCCATTTCTGGGGCTAACTCTGCAAAAGTTGTTTTCCCATACTTTATAGTATTAAAAAATATTTCTGCGGCTTTCTGGGCTTGTTTTAGCTTAGTAGTTCCTAAACTTTTCTTATAGGCATTAATTACTGAGGTCAAACCATCAACGGCTGTAGCTACATCTGTAGCACTTGCAAGAGCTATATCTTGAGCCAGAGCTAAAAATTTAATAGCATCTTTTGCTTTTACACTCGCTGAAATAGCATCATATAAACCTTTTGTCAAGGGTTCAGTAGCCCCACCCCCCCTGAGCATAAGTTTTAAAACTTCATTAGACATCCCTTTGAATTCTTCTTTAGTTTGATTTGTTAATGTCCAGACCTGCTTCATCCCTTTTTCAAATTTCATAAATTCCTTGAGAGAATGAACAGAAAAACCAGCAACCGCTGCTATTGCTATAGAAGAAGCTTGAGCGACACTATTTGCTATCTTTTTTGAAGCTTGGCTAATTTTATTTATACTCTTTTTTGCTGCTGAAGAAGCACTTCTTGAAGCATCGCGCCAACGATTACCAAAATTCTGTGCTGCTCTTGAAGTAATATTAGAGGCTTTTTTTGTTGCTTGTACTAAGTCTGTAGTTTTCCCAGTAAAATTTACTTTTAATTCGTTTTTATATATCATGATTGCCTGTTTTATTTTCAAAAGTTATTAGCTCAAATGCTAGATACTTCAACTGTTCATTATATTCAAGGGTTTTAAAAAGAAAACCCCAACGCGCCTCAGAGGAAAGAATGAAAAATTCTAAAGTTAAAGAATCCTTATTTTTTAACTTTTTTTTTCCTTTTCTAAATCTTCTAATATATCAACTTCAGTCACAGCTTTTATAATTTGAAACAAATGTACAGGAAGAAAGCCAAAATCTTGAAGTTCTTGTGTTATCTTGTCTAAGGATTCTAAATAATTGTCTTTATCAAGAAATGTTTCAAATGTTATTTCACTACTAGATTCAAGAGCCTTATGGGTAAGGGCTATATTTAGTCTTTGTTCATATTTAGACTTCTCTTTTATATAAATTTTATCTTTTGTATTATATTCTTTTAAAAATTGTTTTGTATTTGGGTCTTTGACTAGTTTTCCTTTTTCTTTAATGAAACCAGAAAAAGGTGGTATAGGTTCTGTTAATTTACAAGATAAATCTTCTTGAAAACCTAAAGGCAAAGGACTCAAGGATAACTCAAGAGAACGGGAGCCAAACTTCAAAGATACATCAACAGTATACTTTAAATTTTCTATGTTATTTATTTTCATTTTAACCTCTTATTAAAATTATATTAAACTTTTGCGAATGTTGGGGTTATTTCAAAATCAGTAAATTCAAAAGCTAGTTCATTACTTTCAGAATTTTCCGTATGGCTTGTTTTAGTTAATTTTAGAAAATTAAAGGTTATTTTTTCATTTGCTTCAGTGCTTAACTCAGTATATTCTAAAACCATTTTTATGGTGTATATTTTATCATTCCAAGTGCTGATCCAACCAGACGCTGCACCTATATTTTGTAATGCTTCAAATAATGTAGGATTACCATCACTTGTTTGTTTTAGATATTGTATATGGTGTATACTAAAAGAACCTGTGACCGCTTCTTGATCTGCTTTTGTCATATCATATAATTGTCCCCGCGCTTTTATTTGGTTGATATTATCTGTAATATCAAACTTTAGATCACCTCGTTCAGCGGCTAGTGTTATTTTTTGACCTACATTGTCCTCTATTGTTACAACAGCATCTTGCATATTCTTTACAACTGCCATTTTTTACTCCTATTCTGTTATATCTGCAAAAAAATCTAAAGTAATAACTCTATAGCTTATTGTCTTTTCCACTTTTTTTTGGTTCTCTTGGTTTTCTAAGGCTATTATTTCTGCCTCTTGTATTTTTAAAGCCACAGGGGTTTTATTTATTGTACTATTTTGGAAAAGCCTTAAAAACTTATCCACTAATTGATCCAAAATATATATATTACTCAAATCTGTTGAGAAGATAGAAAAAGAAAAAGTCCCTTCATATCTTCTATAAACCCCCCTGTCTGCTATTTTTCTAAAAGTTAAAACATGAATATTAGCCCAAAAATCACTAGAAGGTTCTTGATGAGATTCTTGCCAATATATTTTTGTCTCATTCCAATTCTTAGATATTGCTTGAAAAAGAGCCTTTTTAATTTGAGTAATTTCCTGATTCATTTTAGTTTTAAAACCTTTCTTGATAACTCTTTCAATGACACTCTGACCATGCCTAAAGGAGCTTGTTTTGAATGTCCAAATTCAAGATATACAGTATAATGAACACGATTATAAACAGACCAACCACCTTCTGACAGGGGTCTTATATACCAGCCAGCCCTTGATTGACCTAAGTCGACTGGGTTGCGTAATTTTACCATCCTTTTGAATTTAAAAGCCAGTTCCGCAAGAATCTTTTCTTTATTTTGCTTCGTTTTTTGTAAAAATTTATCTAGGTTTTTTTGAAACTCCTTTATATTTGTTTCTAATTTTATCATTATATAACTCTTACAAAAGCTTTTAAAATTCCTTGGGTTTTAATAATTTCAACAACAAGCCAGATGTTATCTATAATATCATTTTTCTTGATCTCAGCATCTTCTGAGTTAATAAAAATTGCTGTTTCAGCAATTTTTATTAAGTTTGGAAAAAGGCGTAAGTCTTTTTCTGTAATAGAAGCAGGAACAATAGTTATTGATATTATTGTCTCTGTTTTTGTTTTATTTCCTGTCTTTAAATTAATAGTTTCACTTGTTAGGAGCTTTAAAGTTCTTTCTTCTCCAAAATCTTGATCAAAAATATTAAAGTCATCAGTTAGCCAGGTCATTTTTTAATCCTGTCTGATTCTATAATTTCTAAATATTCAAGAATCCTTGAATATTTAAAATTTACTGATATATTTAAAACGTGCCTGCTGGGGTTCTTTTGGTTTTCTATAAATTCTTTATAAAAAAAGTCCAAGTCTTTAAGATAATCTAGTTTTATATTTTGTTCACAAATTCTTCCTCTTGACTTAATTCTTTTGAGGCATATTTTAGGTTCTGTCATTATATAAAAATAGATTGGTTTTGGTAAAGACACCTCATATTTATTTGATATAATTTTGAGCATTTCAAAACGTTTAGTATCTAAAAAACCTTGTTTGTGTAGGGTTTGAGTAAAAACCCTAGTTAAACCAAAATCTGTCAGAATATTATCTTTTTTGCTTTCTTGAAGCCCCTGATAATAAGCATCTTCCATGAAGACCTGTAAATGCATACCCCATTTTTCAGGTTCTTTATAGTATAAATCTAGTAAGGGGTTAGTTTCAACAGGTTCATCAAGAATAAAATAATCAGGTCTTTCTTTTTTTAGAAAATTTAGTAATGTACTTTTTCCTGAACCAATATTACCTATTATTCTTATTATATTAGGCTGTTTGAAATGCATATACATATACCTTATCCACAACGCTTGCATCTATATATAGATAACCATCATCTTGATTATATATTGACTTAGGGAAATACCCTTTAATCACTACTTGATTAGTTGCTGAGCCATCTGCTAGGGTAAAAGAAAGATCAGCTATTTCTAAGTTATCAATATCACTTGTTGAAATAGTTACTATATTTACCCCAGCCTCAATATTTCTAAAACTTAACAGGGTTTTGCCATCATTCTTTACTTTTAGCCCATCCGCAGGGATTAATGTGTCAACTATAGTAGTCCCTAAAGCCCCCCTACTAAGTACATTTACATCAATTTCTGTTCTTGCCATTATTCAAATCTCCAAATAGTTTCCTCTTGACAGGAAATGTTAGCTAATAAATCGGTACACCAGCTTATAGTTTCTCTTAATGACTTCAAGTGTTCCGCATGTTTTACTAAATATTCGCCTATTTTATAACTTGGTTTTGGGTCCACTAAAACCGCAGTAAGTGCAGTTTTAGCTTGTTCTAAAATAATATTAATTTCTTCCTCAGTCATTTTTTAACTCCCAGAAGAAAATTAAGCATTACTTTTTATTACATATTTATTATCTTTTGCAAAAACCCAGCCCCACTCGCGAACTTTGTAAGAGAATTTAATATCTCTTTGGAACTGCAATAGATTATTTGTAGGCAGCTGAAAAACTTGCAAAGGAAACACTTCTTTATATCTAAATTGTTTTGGAAAATCCCCATATAACCAGCTCGTAGCATTTCCGTTATATGTTTCAACATATCGGCTACTAATTACTTGTGCCGCATCAAGAGGATTTGCGCTTTTAGTTTCAGTTTTTGCTGTGTCTGTAACTGTAACAATTTCAGTGGCATTCATAATCCTACGAGCTGTAAATTTTAAAGCTGAAGGAACCAAGAGAATAGGTTTTTGAGACATAAAAGCAATTTTATTGTTTTGTTCATCTGTCATTGCATCAAGACCTTCATTTTCAGCCTTTTCAATAGCTGTCCAGTCAATTAACTCATTTGATGCAACCAAATAAGGAGAAGCACCATAAAGAGCAGTAGCAACGCCTAAAGGGTAATAACAAGTATGTGCACCACAAATACCACTAATAATATTTTGTTCTTTTCTCATTGCTAAATTTTGAGCAATATCTTGAACATATTCAAGTAATTGTCCAGTACGATCAAAAAGAATTGCTTCTTCTGTTACATGAACAATACCACCACGCTTTTTTTGATCCCCTGTTGTTACATATTTACTATTAATACCATATTCAGGATAGTCTACACCTTCTTCAACTTCATCACCGTCAGGCATGGCAGTGAAGCCAGCAATTCTTTCATCTTTCTGATTACTTTTGTATACTTTGGTTAAGGTATTGCCTATCTTCGCCTGATCATTATAAGCATCTATTAATTCATTTCCTAGAACAACTCCTATTATATTGCTAAGTGCTGAACTTCTTACATCTGCTTCTTGTATTTCTTTTTGGTTTAAAAAACCTTCTTTTTTTGACAAAAAGGTCATAGTTTCAGAAGGATCTCCAACTATACTCTCCCAGAGACCTTTTAGGGAAATGTCACTTAATTTTATTTTATCTTTTTTAAAAGCTCTGGAAATTTTAGCCTGTACAGCCTTGACCCCTTCACTTTCCATTAGTTTTTTTATTGATCCATACATTTATTTTTATCCCTTTATTAAGCTTTGATCCAGCTAGTTATATAAATTATATCCCCTGTGGTAACTGCATAAGTAGATGCCCCATCAGCAATTTGAATTTTTCCAAGATCCCCACCAGACAGAGTAGTAACAATGGCATCGCTTTTTACATCTACACCAGAACGTAATACATTAACCAGAAAACCATCTGGAGCAATACCAAATCCAGTATCAATTTTAGCAAGACCCGCTGTGGCATCATCACTAACAGCAGTGTAAGAAGTCACAAAAAAATTATTTAAGCCAAAAAGCCCGAAAGTATTATTTTCAATCTCTTCAATTATTTGATCTGATGTCATTAAGCTTTGTGAAAGACGAGGAAAGATTTCAAGGTATACAGTTGTTGTATTACTAGAATATCTTTTTGTAACCTTTCCTATTGCTAGATCATGAGAAGCCACAGCAACTACTTTTTGATCTTCTAAGTTATCTCCTGTCGCTTTTGCTAGACCAACTAAATCACCTACTTCAAAAGTTGCAGAAGCACATTCCATTTCTACAATCCCAGAAGTTTCAATAGCTACCTCGTCAGTCTTTCCTGCTTCGCTTTGATCACCTGCCACACCAGCAAAAACTTTTGTGAAACTCCTTTGAGTTGTTTCTAAGTCAGTATCCCAAGTATAATCGCTTGCGGCTCTTACATCATCAGCATTAAGAAAAGTAAAATCCCCTATTTCGAGGATCTGTGCAGAATCTACTGCAAAAATCTTTTGTTTAGGTTCTTCTTTTCTGTGTCTCATATTATTAGACATTTTTTATCCCCTTATTTCTTCCATAATATCTTCAATACCTTGATTATTTTCTTGAACAGTTCCTTGACTGCTTTTAATTATATTATTTACAGTACTTTCAAGAATCCCCTTTCTATCTTTAATTAATGCATCAATTGCTTTTTCATCTGCTGCATTTGATAGTTGTTCTTTAAAAAGTTCAGTTATTGCTTTTTCAGGCATCTTAGATTCTTGTAATTTTCTAATTACCAAGTTATTCTGTTCTAATTTTCGAACTTCTTCGCGCGCTTCCTCTAAGATTCTCTTAGATTCTAATCTTTCTTTTTCTAAGCTTTCGGTTAGATTTTTAATTTGTTTATCCTGCTTTTCTAAGCTTTCTTGTATTTCTTTAACTTCTGTCTCATTCATATAATTATCCTCTGTTTCAATAGATTCAAACAAACCTTTAACTGTTGCAGGGTCTGTCACTAGATCAACTGACTTTCCTTTTAAAAAGCTCTCTATAATTTCTTTTTTTCCTTCTCTTCTATATTTCACAGTAGCATCTACCGAAAAACCTGCCAGCTCTGGCATTCTTTCAGCAAGGTCAAAAATAAAAGAAGCTTCTTTTTCTAGTACATTTAGAGTACCTTTTACCCTGTTTTCTTTCACAAATAAATTTGTGAATTTACCTATTAGTTCTTTTTTAGGGTTTCTGTCTTTAGAACTATGTACATAAAAGGCAGGAGAGCCTTCTAAGACAGTAACCGCGGATTTCAATGCTCTATTTGTATACTCTCTATTGTTTTTAGAAAAATCTCCTAGTAGTGAAATATTCCTAATTTGTTTATTTTCTCTATCAATATCCTTGATTTCCAGGGAACTAAGAGCCGATTCATTTAGTACTTTTATATTATAAGGCATTTTTTTAACCTTTAAAAAAATTTTATATTATAACACTTTCTTACTATAATATAAACTAAAATTATACTTTTAACAATATATTTTTATAAAATATATTAATATATTAATACTAATAACTCTTGAGACAGTTATTATATGAGCCTTAGAAGGATTAAAAATTTATTCTCTAACCCTAAAAACCGCCCCATATTCCTCTAAAAAAAGAAATAAAAACTTTTTAAATCCTTGCTTTAGATAATAAGGAAAAACTAAATCGAGAAAAACCCCTTCTTTAACTCCTACTAATTTTTCAAGTACCTGTTTCTCTTTTAAAACTTTCCGCCAAGCTAAACCAATTTTTTTAGGTAATTTAAAGCTTGTTTTAGAAACCCAACCAATATTTTTATTTTCAAACCTATCATATATTATATATTTCACTATTTATAACCTTTAATCAAAATAATCATTATAAAAGAGATTCCTAAAAGCTTGTAACACATCAGGAGAGTCTTTTAAAAATTCCTCAGCAACTTCATGATGCTTAAAAAAGTCCGCCAAATTCTCATCTGGGTTAGTTCTAGCATAATGTGAAATAAACTTCTTATCTTTTGTCTTAAAAGATGACCCCCTCAGAGAGGTATTTAATTGGATTGAATTTTTAACCCCATCCACGTCCTCTAAAGTTAGCATATTCTCAAAAAAATGACCTGCAAGTTTAAAATAATCCCTTAAAAACCTTTCTTTATATTTATAAAAATCAGGGTTTCTCTTTTTATCAAAACCCATAACTAATGCTTCTGTATAAGTCTGTTTACTATGTGCATTTTCATGTACAAAAGTATTCCAGAATGCTTCTATATCTAAAGAATTATCCTCTAGAAAAGTTTTGTATATGGTTGTTTCCCCTTTTGTCAAAAACTTTTCTCCCTCTTCAGCAAGATAGGAATTATTCTGTATACAAAAACCTGAAGCATTAGCTAGATCACCCCGCTCCTCTAATTCTGTATTATAAGCTTTTAAATGTAAGCTACTAATATATTTAGTATTTTCAAAAACCCTCCTTTTCAATTTTTCGGGTGCTCTTTTATATTTTAAGAGTCTTTTATGTATCTTTTCAAGATCAACTTTTAAAAAATTGGGATCCACAGCAATTGGGCGTCCTATTAATTTTTCTAATTTTTTTCTGGTCTTTTCCTTGTCTAAAAATTGCTCATAGGTCTCTAAACTTTCAAAGATCCTTTTTAAGGCATCTTCTTGATACAGTTTTGGTTTTGTTTTCTCTATATCTGCCTTAAATTTTTTTTGATAATCCTTAAATTCCTTTTTTGTTAAGGGTTTTCTATTATATTCTTCTACGGGTACATAGTCTGAAAAAAAAGGTATTTTTTTCGTTACTATTAACAACTTCTCTTGCTCTAACAACTTCTCTTGTAATAATAACTTTTCTTGTAATAAGAGCTTTTTTTGAGTTACCCCATAGCTAGCATCATCAATTTTTTCCTTGATAACCTCAATCTTTTTCTTGATAACCTCAATTTTTTTCTTAGTGGTTTCTGGTTCTGGTTCTGGTTCTGGTTCTGGTTCTGGTTCTGGTTCTGGTTCTGGTTCTGGTTTAGGTTCTGGTTCTGGTTCTGGTTTAGGTTTAGGTTTAGGTTTAGGTTTAGGTTTAGGTTTAGGTTTAGAATCTAGAAAATCTTTTATTGTTCCGCTTTGACCTGAAAGATTAACATTCTTAATCTTTAATTTCCAAGTGCCTTTTTTCCAAGCGTCATAGTTTTTTCCTAGTGTCTTTTTTGCAAAACCATCATTATTATTTTCCATTCTTTGAAGCCACCCAGAAAAATTACTTGTTGTTTTTCCAAACATACTTGCACGGTCTTTTTCATCCCCCCCCCAACCCCTAGAAATCGGCGTGTAAGTACATCTACAAAGTGGGTGTACTGGAATTACTGGGGCTGAGGAAACTCTTGAAGAATGGTTGAATAAAAAACTCCTAATATTATCCCACCAGTAAATTTTGCCGTCATATGCTCCGCAAACTTCACAAGTTCTAGTATCTAATGTTGATGTATATTCAATACCCTGTATATATTTCTTGTTCTTTGAGTAAGAAAGAATAGCTATATCATTTTGAATTCTCTGCCCTTCGGTTCTTATTATCTTTTCTAAGCGTTTAGAGTGTTGAGCCATACGTTTTTTCAAGGGTCTTAAAATTGCCTTATATCCCAAGCCATCTTCAAGACCTTTTTTAAAAGTGTCTTTGAAAAATTTAGCCTCTTTTCCATTTAAGAAGCTATCAACTCTTTGAGTCCATTTTTTTTTATCCTTTGTCCAAGGGCGGTCTAAAAAACTATTTATATCCTCTCTATCAACTTCAAATATCTTAATGTCTAAGCTTTCTTTTACTTCTTTTACTTCTTTTTCTTTTGAATTTTCAATTTTAATAATATATTTAAGTAATTGTTTTTGAATATCCTTTGCATATTTATCATTAGAGCTAAAAAAATCATATATTTGTAGTTTCTGTTCTGCTAATAATAGTTTCCAGTGCTCATAAACATCAATAGCCCCAAGACCATAGTTAATTATTACTTGGTCTAAGGAGTTGAAAAATTTTCTTATTTGCTTCCTGAAATTTCTAATGTATTTATTTTCTCTTTTGATATTCTTGAGGCTTAGATATATTAATTCTTCTGCTAATCTTTGCTCTAATTGAAAAACCTTTTTTTTATTCATCTTGCTCATCTTCATCTTCTTCTTGCTCAATATTAAATTCAGTTTCATTAATCTCTGAATCCATTAAATCTGCATCAACTTGCTCTCTTCGTTGCCATTCTCTTGTAGATATAACCCCAGCTTCATGAAGTATTTTATTTTTTTCTGTATCCTCTTTTGCATTTCTTGAAATCACAGGAGGGAAGGATATAAAACACTCTGGAATATTATCTTCTGTGTATATGTCTGCTTTTATTAATATATACTCCCAAATTCTAGTTATCTCGTTACTAAAAAACTCTTGCCAGTCTTCAATCTCCTTTTCTGCGGGCCCTTCTGAAATCATTGTACTTGAATAACTGCTATTAGAAGAATCCCCCCTAGTCATAAATTCAGGAAAACCTGTTAAGACACTAGCTGCTAAACCTAAATTACGCCCATCCTCTTTAACATCGTTAGCATTAATGTTTGGGGATAAAAATTTATAGTCTATTCCTGAGGTATCTAAAATTGTCCCCCCTTGAGGTATTTTTCTTCTCTTAGATTCTCCATAATTAGTTATCACTGGCGATCTTGAGCTTGTTACTTGATTATTTGCAAAAGTCTTTAGCTTTGTAGGTGTTGAACTCTTATGATCTCTGATCAAAGCAATACTTGATCTTATTCTGTTTAGGAGCATTCTATCATTAAGCCACTGATCCAGCTGTCTACTTTTTTTCAGCAATGGAAATAAAGGGCAAGAACCTCTTAATTCGTTTTCATCTTCTGCGAAAATATGTTGTATATCTTTTGCTTCTATAATTATATACTTTGAATCTTTAATATTATAACTATACCCTGTAATATTTCCGTCCAAATCCTTTATGATTCCTAAGTCTCCAGTATCTTCCCCCCTTATTTTATTTGGCTCTATAAAAATAAAAGTTGGTAAATATATAAAGACTTCCCCATCTCTGAAAAAACGCCTTACTATTTCTTTTAATTTGCGTTTCCAATTATTTTTTTTTGCCCACTCTTTCCAAGTATCTTCTGCCTGTGTTTCTTCTGAGGTTAGCATGAATTTTTTGCCTGTCAAATATTTTACATAATTTCTAACCAGTCCTTTATATGCATAATTAGTAAAATATAAGTACTTAGAAACTGTTCGGATATCTTCAAGTGTTTTCACTGTGAGTATAGTCTCAGTTTTTGCAGTATTTACCAAGGGAATCCAGTCATTATTTTCATTTTCATCAACATAGTTTTGAGATAGATTTCTAGGATAAAAAGGCAACCCCTGTATAGATTCTCTTAACCATTTCCACATAGCTTCTCCCTTAAATATTTTTTTATGTTTGTTGAGCTGTTATTATCTCGCTTTAGAAAACAAATACGAATATCTTTGAATTCACCGAAATCCTCTTTTACATGGTCAGAGCCTAAAACCCAGATTTTAGGTTTTAATTGTCTTACTAATTCCCTAGCATCTTCAGCTCTTAGAGGAATTACTACAGATACAGCTTTTAAATTCTCTAATAACTCAGCCCGCATAGTATAAGACAAAATAGGCTCAAAACCTTTTAATTTTTTCACCGAATTTAAAGTATTTAATCCTACTATAACAGGTTTTCCAAAACTTGTGGCATAATTTAATAATTTTAAATGCCCTAAATGTAGTAAGTCAAAACAGCCAGATACAAAAGTAAAACCTCCAGCAAATTCAGGTAATTTTTGTTTTAACATTCTTAATCCTTAAATAAATTTTGCTTGATCTTGAATCTCATAAGCCTGCTGATTTGGAATAGAGGCGGCAATTTCTGCATAAGTAAGAGCATGGCAAAAATGGTCAGCGTCCGTCTCAGTATAATATGCTTCAACTAAACCCCTTACAACTCTATAACAACGCACTAGGGCTTTTAAATGGCTTTTTAATTCTTGCAAATGTTCACAATTGCTTGATACTAGTATTCTATTTTGATTAAATCTTGTAAAAACCCTATCAAGAAACTCAGTTCTATTTGCTGCAACCTTGTGACTATCCTCATCTATATTTATTGTTTTATCACTTCTTGTATAATAACAATAATAACCTGCTTGCCAATCTTTTACAAGTTCTTTTGATCTTGAAGTTTCTGGTTGTGCATCTATAACATAAGCCGAAGGCTTATAAGTCTGTATTAGTAAGGGTAATTCCTGCCAAGTTGCTCTAAAAGTTTGTTCAACAATTAAACCACAATCTGTATTTTTGCAAAGTACAACATAATGGGGACTAGATATAGAAACATCTATGCCCATAACAAAATTTCCATCCATTTCTACAACATCTACACAACTGTCAAATAATTCCGATGTTAATCTTGAACCTTTCGCCTCATAAGGCAGACCTAGTTTGGAATTATAAAATACTTGCAACAGGGCTTCATCACCTTGTGCTAGTTGCCAGTTTTGCTGTATATTTTTGGCAGTCATAGTTGGAGAATACAATTGACTTAGATGATCTCCCACTAAGCCATTGCCTTTTTGTACTAATTGCCATTCTCCTTTTGCCAGCATATTCAATTTTTGATTATGATTCCATTGCTTTTTGCATTTTTCACAATAGAAAAACCCTTGTTCAAGGTCAAGATTAGTTTCTAAATCTAATGTCTGGGAATGTCTACAAGCTATACATTTTAAAAAATATTTATATTGATCTCTTACTTTATATTCCTTAAAAATTCCTGTGTCTGGAAGTCTAGGAGTAGAAAGACTAAATTCCTGTGTATTTAATGACCCTGTTAATCTTTCACGAGCAAGCGCAACCATCTCTTGTTGCATATCATCTCGCTCATCAAGAATTAGGAATCTCACAGGGATTTCTTTTAGTTTTTCTCTACTTCCTGCACCTCGTAAATATAGAGCTGTTCCTCTTAATACTTTCAAATGCACATTATCTACATTAGCCTCATCTGCAAGAGCTGAGCTTTTAATTATTGTATTGAATCTTGCTTGACTAAAGTCACTAATTGCCCCATCTCGGGGCAGTATATATAAAGAAGGGAAGCCATTCAGAAGTTTTACAATTACAATATTTAACATTGCCTGGGTAAAACCTAATTGACTACCTTTACAAATTAGATGATTTTCTTTGTTGCTTGTAAGCACTCTTTTTAGATATGCATAAGCACCTTGATAAGATAAACCTTGGCTCTTTTTAGCAAAGTCAATGGCATCTTTATATATTATTTTCTTAACTTTTGGCTTTTGATCTTGAAGATATGAGGATAAAAACCTCATATCTTTTCTGCCTTTTTCCCTGTTAATTCTTGCCATCTATGAATTATCACATCACAATAATTTTCATCTTTTTCTATCATTCTGCAATTTCTCTTTAATTCTTCATGTCTTTTAGCATTTTGAGGATAGGGCTTTATTTTTTTGATATCCATTTCTATTATTTTCATGCTTTTACCTCTGCCAGTATTCCTGTTTGACCTTTTTCCATGGTGCCAAGTCTTTCTAATATTATCTCTTCAGGTAAACAAACTATTTCTTTAGAAACAAAGAATCTTGCTTGATCCTTAGAATTAGCAATCACAAGAAAATTTATTTCTTTAATTTGTGTTTGATACAGAAATGTTTTGCCCATTCCTCAGCTCGCTTTCTCTTTTTAGTTCTTGTAATAATTGTTTCACTAAGACTTCTGGGGCATCTGGCATTATTGCCCTATAAATTTGTGCTCCCCGTAGAGCATCTTTTACTATATTTGATATTTCCGCAAAGTCTTCATTAATAACTTTTTGTAATTTTTTTCTGCAAATTGAGGCTACCATAAGACTAATATCAAAATAAGCCTCTGCCCCAGAAACTATTTTTTTCTCAAAACGTAAGACAACTTGGTTTTCCGCCTCTTTAATTTTAAGACTTTTCTGAACTGCCCAATTATTTTTTTTTGCCCAGTGTTTTACTGTAGCAACACCAATATTTAACTGTTTTGCTATTTTATATGTTGCCATACCATTAAGCCAGAGGTCAAAAGCCTCTTTCTGCACTTCAGGAGAGTGTGCCATAATATTTTAAACCTCCCTAAATAAACTCAATCTTTATTTTATAGTCTATCTTTTAAAATTAAAAAAAGCAAAGGTTTAAAAACAAAACTAGCTAAAATTAGCTAAAATTAGCTAAAATTGGCTATTTTTGTTAATATATTTTAATAAAAACACTGTCTTTTTTTTATCCTCTGCTAGTTTTAGCTAATTTTAGCTAGTTTTAGCTAAAATTAGCTCCTTTATTCTTTTACTTATTTTTTAATTGGTAGGACTATATATTTATAGCCCTCCTCTGAAATGATCATCGCAGAATGTCCATCTCTAACTTGTAGTCTTAGTTCATGCCCTGTTAGATATTTTAATAATTCTAGCAGGAAATCAGAATTAAATATTATGCTGAAAGGTTCTCCATTGAACCATATTTTTTTTGTTATTTCTCCTAATAAACCAATAAACTTAATTTCGTTCTTTGAAAAAGCTAATGTTAGAGATATTGTTTCAAAGTCTTGCTCACTCTTCTTTAGTTTCCTACAGACACGTTTAATTGCCAATGTAAAATCTTTTCTATTAATTTTAGCCCAGTAGGGTAATTCGCTAGGTATTACCTTTTGATATGGAGGAAATTTAGCATCTGATAATCTGGTTGAGAGAATAAATTCCTTAGTACAAAATAGAAGATGTCTGTCTAAAAAGCTTAACATAACTGTTTCAGGGGTTGTTGCACTTAAAATAAGATTAATTTGTTTTAAGGCCTGAGCTAGAACAGTTAATTGCTTATTAATAACCTCGCCAATAGCTTTATATGGTCGGTCAAATATTGCAAGTCTTTTACCATCAGTAGCAACAAAACGAATCTTATCTTCTAAAATATCAACTAGTACATTATCTAAATCATAACGAGTTTTTTTATTAGTTGTAACAAACAAAGTTTTTTTAATCAGTTTCTTAAAATCATCACCTAACATTTCAATATCATATTTATCTTCAAATTGAGGAATTTTTGGAAATTCTTTGGGATCTGCTCCTTGTATAAGAATTTTTCCATCCTCAATAATAAGGGCTGCATTGAAGCCCTGTTGGTCGATAAGTATTTCTTCATCAGGGGTCTCTTTAACCGCGCTAAAGAAACTTAATGCATTTAATACAAGTTCGCCAGGTTCTATAATTTCCAGCTCATTAGATACTAAGGTATAAGCTATAGTTGTTTTTAAATCAGTAGCTTTTAAAATTAATTCCTTATCTATAGTGCTAAGATGTACACTTTCTAGAAAGGAAAGCCCAGAGCTTTTATGTGCTATTGCCTTGATTGATTTTAAGGCAAAATTTAGGGCATTCTTTTTTATTCTCAATTTCATTAAAATATTCCCCTTACAAGAAAACATAAAAAAATTATTATTAAGTCAACACTAAACATAGTAGCTACAATAGCCACGGATTCTTCAAAACCCTCTTTTCTAGCTTCTTTATCCTCGGAGAGCCAGATTATTAAGACAAAAAGTAAAGCCACTGTCCCTAAAGTCATGATGATCCCCTTTTGTTGTTTATTTTGTTAAAATACTCTCTCCTGCTCGGAGAGCCAGAAAACCCTTGCATCCTTCTTGATAATCACACCAGCCACACAAAGGGCTTTTCTTTGCTGGAAAGCTTTTTGAAGATCTAATAATTTGTATTTCTTCTTTGATTTTTTCCCAGACCTCTTGAGCCTTTTTTCTTTTGCAAAACCATAGGGGGGAGTTCCTCTTTTCAGATACAAATATATTCTGGCAATCTATTTCTTGTATCCGTGGATATTTTGCAAAGAAATATATCGCATAACTGTTCAATTGTTTTCGCCCCGAGCGATATTTCCCTGTTTTCCAGTCCCTTAATGAACAGGAAACTACTGCTTTATTAAGGTCAAGGAATAAATCTTGTTCCTTATCTTCCTTATTTATCTTTTTTATAATCTCTTTTTTTGAGATTTCTAGTTGAACCAGGTCAACAAAACCCCTAAAAAGAGCATTTGGGCTATCAAATTCGCAAGGTTCACAACTTACTGTTAATCCAAATCCTAACTCTTTTTTCTCGATCAAGGCTCTATTATCCTTGATTTTTAGATCAAAAGTACTAAAAGAACTTAAGTCCTGAATTGTTCCATTAGTTCTTTTTGCTTTCTTCAAAATTTTCTTTGCATATTCAAGGGCTTCAAAAAATTCATGGTTCTCATCAACTTCCTTTGAGAGTTCAATAAGCTTATGAATTTTTTTTCCTCTTTCAGCTTCAGGCTTAGCTATTTTAACCTGAAGCTTATCAATATATCTCTTTTTATATTTTAATGGGCATTGGGCATAACACCCAATGCTTGAAAAAGATTCTGTTCTAATCATATTATAATACCATTTTTTGGGAAAATGGCGTTAGGATCATAGGATTTGTATCTTATGTCCTTATGGCTAATTCCTTCAAAATCTTTGAAAAAACATGAATTAATCACAAAGAGTATTTCAAAATCTTTGAAATTAAAATCTTTAATATCCTTTTTTCTGCAACAGATGTATGCATCTTTATATAATTTTGCATATTTAAATGCATACATCTTATTGTCAGAAACTACCAAAACTTTTTTATTTATCTTTACTGGCATTATTTTTATATTTCTAACGTGCCAGTATTCAATAGTTGAATTTTCTGGTAATTCAACTGTTCCTTCTGCAAGTCTTGCTCCTCTGTATTGAGCAATAACTGCCTCATCTTCTTCTTTAAGAGCTACAGAAATTCTGTTACTTTCTACTTGCAAGCCTAATTCACTTGCAATAACTGCTGCCATATCAGCGTGACCAATTGCTGATATTTTTTCAATCCCTTCTTTTTCTCCTAGAAGTTTGAAAGCTTCTAGTTTTGTTATTTTTTTAAAAGAAAAATTTGCTTCCTGACATTCTGGAAGCATGTTAATACTAAAAGCGTTTAATAGATATCTCATAATCTTAAGCCTTAAAAATTTGCCTTGTTAAATGGTATTAAACAAGGCTGTTAATTATTTCTATAACCCTTAATCCCTGATCCTTTAATATTCAAATAGTTGAAAGGGTTTGAATATCTTCCTGAGCGGCATAAGCCCTTACCCTTATATTCTCCATAGTAAGTTAATATTGTGCATGGCTTATATCTCAAAGCAATGTTTTAATTTACTATAAAGATTGTAACACAAGTTATTAACTTTGTCAACAATATTATCAACTTTTTATTAAATATTATCAAATTATTTTCTAACCCTTTGTTCTTCAAAGCCTTGAAGAAAATTAATAATCTTTATTTCTGCATTTTCTAAGTCTTTTCCAAGATGTAGAAATCTTTTTTTTCCCAAAAGATTTTTGTATATTCTGTAATAACCTTTTTCAGTTCTATATAGAACAAAGCCTAAATCTTTTATTCTTTGTTTTTGTATTAGAAAATTTCTGTCCTTTTTAATGTTATTCTGTTTTTTTTTATATTTCATATCCAGAAAAGTATTCACAAGATTTTCAAGGTCTTTTTTATATTCCTGAAAAGTTTCAAGATATTTCTCTTTTATTTTAAGCATAATATTTCTCTTTTGTTTAACTGTTCTCTTAAATTCACAGGATTTATTTTTAATCTTATTATTAATGCTAACAGACAATAACCATTTGGCATAAATTTTCCAAGTTCCCAAGTACTTAAAACTATATGATTAATTCCTAATTGCTCTGCTAATAATCTTTGGCTTAGATTATTTTTTATCCTCGCAATCTTTAAATGTTTTCCAAAGTCTTTTAAACTCATTTCTTAAATATCCTTAATATTTTAAACTATTTATATGTTCTATTAGAGCCTCTTTAGTTATTTTAAATTCCTCTGTTTCTAAAAAACGAACCCATTTTTGTAAATTATTATTTCTAATTTCTAATTCTTTAACATCCATCAATAGATCGGTTATCCTTTTCTTATAAAAATCTGTTTTATCTGTTTCTATGTCAACTTTATTTAGCTTGTTTTCATAATCGCTTACCATTTTATGATAAGCATTCATATAATTAAGCTCAGGAGTTGAGCAATTTAAGCAATAATCGCAAATGGTTTCTTTACAATGATTGCACATATAGACATTTTGTGAATCATAATCTCCTGATTCACAAAAACAATGATTTTCTACTCTTTCAAGATATTTTTTAGAAACTTGTAAATAACAATAAGGACAAAATAATTTAAGAAAGGTTATTGTTGATTTATCATTCATTTTGCTAAACCCCTTAATAGAATTATATATTAATATATAAACATCTTTATTAATATACAGACTTATATATAAAAAGCAAGAAGAATTTTAGAATTGTACTAAAGAATATTTTTTAGTTTTGTCACATAAAAGACACAGCTTTATGTAGGTTGTCACAAAACGCTGTGACAAAAATAAAGAACCATTACTTCTTTGTAAACCTTTTAAATTACAAAGCTTAGTGAAGATTAGAAAAAACAACTTTTAAAGCTTGTCACAAAACTGAAATTGACTGTGACAAGGTTAAGTTATTATTAATAAAGTACTTATATTAATTTGTCACAAAAACGGCTATTCTATAATAATAATTAGAAATTACTAATATTAAAAAAAAAAAATATATAATATAATATATTTCCTTTATACTCTTTTTTTTTTTGTGTTTTTGTGTCAGTTAAATACTAAAACACATAAAAGCGTTTTTTTGTGACAAAAAGATAAAAAAATAACATAAGTCTTTATATATCAACAACTTATAAATGTCACAAAATATTTAGCGTTTGTGACAAGTTTAAAATGATAATTTTTAAAACCTTCTATACCCCCCTAACCTCTAGTCTTTCAACAAGATTTCATTCTTTATATTTTTGTCCCATCAAAATGTGACAAATTTTTTTTTATGTGACAAATCCTTTTTTATCTTGACTTTTTTAATATATAGTATATCTTTAGGACATAGTTAGGACATAGTTAAGACATATTAAATATTAAAAAGGATAATAAAATGAAAAATAAAGTTATAAAAAGAATGGTTTGCTTTACTCCTGAGACTTTCCATTTAGGTATTATTCAGAGTAGATTATTAGATCTAAGTTTTTCAGCCTATATGAGGTTACTAATCATTAAGGCAAAAAAAAATCCCCTAATTAAGGATGATTAAATATGTTTCCTCTAGACTTTTTAGAACAAGATAACTGGGTATATTGGAAAGCAACACCCCGAAAAACAAAAGAAGGAATGAAAACAACTAAAGTTCCTTATTCAATAAAAACTCAGGATTTAGCCTTAGGAAAACATATAACTTGGGGTTGCACTTACCCTATAGAGGTTTTACCTCCCTTTTCAGGACGTGGTTTTGTATTAAATGAAGAAGACAGGTTTCTTGTTGTAGATATCGATAAGAGTAATTCAAAAGAGGAATTAGATAAGCTTGTCTCTTGGTCAAATACTTTTATTGAATTTGGGCCCTCTGGAAAAATTGACAGTCTTCATCTTTGGTTTAGACTTTCAGGAGTGTTTAACACTTCAGGAATGAGAAAAAAGAAAACAAATAAATCAAAATTAGCTTGGGAAGTATACACAGACAAGAGGTTTTTCACAATGACAGGAGCAAAGTTACAAGATAAACCTCTTAGAACTCTTACAGATAAAGAAGTCACTAAACTTCTTAATTTGCTTAAATTTGATATAAATGAAGAGACCAAGAAAGAGACAAAACAAGAAAGTCGAGAAATATATGCAAGTGATCCTGAAATTTTAAAGGATCAAGAAATATTAGACATATTAAAATATGCAAAGAATAAAGAAAAGTTTAAAAAACTCTTTTCTGGAAATAATGAAGGCTATGATTCTGCTAGTAATGCAGATCAAGCATTAATGTGTATTCTAACATTCTATTCTCGTAATAGAGAGCAATTAGCAAGACTTTTTTCTTTATCCAAGTTAGCAAAAAGGAAAAAATGGAATAGACAAGATTATCAGCAAAGAACAATAAGTGCAGCATTATTACAAGTGAAAAAAACATATACAATAAAGCAACAAACTAAGAAAGAAGTTAAGAAAGAAGCCAAAAAAACTTATCAATTAGCCCAAGAAGCCCCAAAAAAAATAAATAAAAAGATGCTCCCCTTCCCTATTAAAGTATTACCTGACTGGCTACAAGAATGGGCAACTGGCTTATCTGCATCAATGGGTTCTCCTGTTGATTATTTTATTTGCAGTGCATTTGCTGTAGCTGCTAATGCCCTAGGAAAAACAAAGGTGTTAGTAAAACCCAGCTCAAGCTGGTTTGAAGCTCCTAATTTTTGGTTCGCTTTGGTAGGTGGCACTGGTTATAAGAAAACTCCTGCCATTCAAGCAGCGTTAAAACCCTTAAATAAAATTAGTATTGAAATCTATAAACAGGCAAAGGAAAATAGAAAAGCTTATAAAAAAGAGTTGAAAATTTGGAGTAATTCAAATAAAAAAACAAGGGGCGAGAGTCCTGATGAACCTCAAAAATCACAGACAGTTATTACAACCGATGCAACAACTGAAAGTTTAGGGCCAGTGCTGGAAAGAAGCCCCTCAGTTTTATTGAGCATGGATGAGTTGTCTGGTTGGCTAGGTTCTATGAATCAATATAGAGGGGGTCAAGGTAAAGATAAAGAATTTTATTTAAGCTCTTGGTCAGGAACTTTTATAAATGTTACTAGAAAGCATCAAGATGACATTCAAGTTGTCAACCCTTGTTTGAATGTTATAGGCGGTCTAGTACCAGATAGCTTACCTAAATTCAAGAACTTTTCTACTAATGCAGATGGTTTCCTAGAACGTATTTTATTTTGTTGTCCTGATCAAGTGCATGCAACTTGGAATGATATTGAAACAAGACACTGGCAAGAAAAATATGAGAAAGAGATTTTAAGAATCTGGAAACAATATCGAGACAAAGAAGACAAAGAAGATAAAGAAGACAAAGAAGACAAAGAAGATAAAGAAGATAAAGAAGATAAAGAAGACAAAGAAGATAAAGAAGATAAAGAAGATAAAGAAGATAAAGAAGACAAAGAAGATAAAGAAGATAAAGAAGATAAAGAAGATAAAGAAGATAAAGAAGACAAAGAAGATAAAG